CCAATCACGGTGATGGACCTGGTCGTGCCAGAAACTGGGCATGGGATCATTCCATATCTATTGGTGCGACAAGTCACTGGGTCTTTGATGATAACATAACAGACTTTTACAGATTACATAATAACAAGAGGATAAGATTTGAGAGTGGTGTAGGATTTCAAGTGATGGAAGATTTCGTTGATAGATACGATAACGTCTATATCGCAGGACCACAATATCGTTTCTTCATCGCACCAGATAGTAACTATCCACCTTTTGTTTCTAACACGAGGATATATTCATGTTTACTCATTCGTAACGATACCAAACATAGATGGCGTGGTAGATATAATGAAGACACGGATATATGTTTACGAGTATTGAAAGATGGTGATGTATGTGTCCAGTTCAATGCCTTTCTACAGGGTAAGGCTGCTACTCAAACAGTTAAGGGTGGTAACACGGCAGAGTTCTATCACGCTGAGAATACGGAGAATGATGAGTTTAAGAAGACTGGTTACAACGTAGATGGCACGATAAACAAATCCCAGATGTTGGTAGATATGCACCCAGATGTGGCTACCCTAGTTTGGAAATATGGTAGATGGCACCACTTTGTGGATTACACACCATTTAAGGTGAATAAGTTAAAACTGAAAGAAGGTGTGGTATTACCAGAGGGTTCCAACGAGTATGGAATGGAATTAGTGACGAATTTTGACTGGAAAAGTGTTCATTAGGCTGTGCGGATTGACGCACCCTACCCAAAGCGTTGAAATATAACGATTTTTTCTTTATCTTTTTTAAAAATAATTATTGACTTTTACCTCAAAATGGTGTAGGATATAAGAATAATAAAAAATGAAAGAGAACATTATGAATATTAAAGAACTTGAAAACAATATGACTAAAGAAAACATCTTTAGAACATTCGCTAATCTTAAATCTACTAATGAGAGATTAGAGTTTGTTGAGATTATGAAAAACTTCTACCCTAATGTTTATGACATTAACTGGAATAACGTTGAAGAAAACGTTATGAATGAGGCCTAGTCTATATGATAACTAAAGAACAAAAATCATCATTAGCAAAATTATTGGCTACAGAAAACATTACGGTACAACACCGTAATGTAGAGACGGCATACTTTGTACCTAAACAAAGATTATTATGTCTTCCTATCTGGGAAGATATGTCTAACGATTTATATGATATGTTAGTTGGACACGAAGTTGGTCATGCTTTATATACACCAATCGAAGATGTTCAAAAATTAAAAGAGAACAAGATACCACATTCTTATTATAACGTAGTAGAAGATATCCGTATTGATAAGAAGATGAAATTAAAATATCCTGGTTTAAGAAAATCTTATTTTAATGGTTACAATGAATTACTAGAAAGAAATTTTTTCATGTTAGAAGATAGAGATATTAATGGCATGAGATTTATTGATAGACTTAATGTATATACCAAATCTGGTTATACGATGAATGATATTGAGTTTAATGAAATCGAACAAGGGTTCGTTAAACGTTCAGAAAGTTTAGATACTTGGCAAGATGTTGAGAAATTGGTACAAGATATATTCGCATATTCTGGTACAGAAAAGTTTGACGAAGACCAGTATGAAGAAACGGAAGTTAATCTAACAGTAAGAGGTGACGGTGAGCAACAAGAGTCTGATGAGGAAACTCCTTCCCAAGATGGAACTGATCCTGTTCAAGGACAAGAAGATGATGAAGGAGACGAAAACGAAGGTAACGGCCCAGAAGGTGGCGAAGTCCAAAACGAAGCGATAACTGATAAGGCATTCGATGAACAAAAGAAGGCAAACTTCAAACCACAAGATAATGAATATACTGATAATCAGTATGTAACTCTACCTAAGAGAAAAACAAGTACGGTAACAAACAAAGAGGTTATCGCATTATTCGATGAGGGTAACTCTGAGAGACGTGGTCAATACTACCAGAACTTTCAATCATTCAAAAGAAAACAATTGAGAACTGTTAACTATATGATTAAAGAGTTCGAAATGAAAAAATCTGCTGATGATTATAAGAGAACCAAGACTTCTAAAACTGGTATGTTGAATATGTCTAAACTACACCAATACAAATACAATGACGATATATTCAAAAGAATTAATATCACACCTGGTGCCAAAAATCATGGTATGATATTAGTTGTAGATTGGTCAGGTAGTATGGATTCTTGTATGTATGATACGTTGATACAAACTGCTAACCTAGTTATGTTCTGTAAGGCTGTTCAGATACCTTGTAAAGTATATGCCTTCTCTGATGTTAACAAGAGACACTTTAAACTTAATAGTGATGAAGGTTATACATACGGTGAGAGATACAGCAACACTCCATACACTTATGAGAATGAGAATGAGTTAATCATGGAGAATGTTACGATGATTGAGTTAGTTGATACAACTGTTAAAACTCCACAGTATAACGCTTCGATGGCATACTTTCATAAGATTATAGATTACTACTCACACAGAGGTTCTGGTAGATACTACCACTATGATGATGATAGAGACTATAAATTTAAAATGCCTAGTTGTATGAGACTTGGTGGTACTCCACTAGATAGTGCGATACTACAATCTATCGACTTGGTGAATAACTTTCAGAAAGAATACAAAGTCCAGAAGATGACTACGATATTCCTAACAGATGGTTGTGGACATGTTAAGGGCGCTTTCACTAAAGAGAGAGACCAATCAAAACAATTCCAACCATATGATGGTGATATAACTAACAAATACAATGCCGACTACTCAAACGGACAACTTGTAATACAAGATGGTAACTATCAATTCAAGTATAACGATAAACATGCCACTAGAAGTGTATTCAAGGCTGCCCACGAGGGTATGTTCAATTACTTTAAACATAAGACTAATAGTCAATTGATTGGTTTCTATATCACTCATGGTAAGAATGTTAGTTTTTCTGATGTATCTTCCCACGTATCTACTAAAAACGAATATCTGGGTTATGAGAAATATGAAGAATACAAGAAAGAGTTGAGAGCAAATGGGTGTATCTCAATCAAAAACGTAGGGTATGATGAACTGTATATCTTACCTAAGTCTAAACTACAGGTTAAAGACGAAGAGGTGAATATCACTAATGATATGACTACGGCAAAAATGAAACAACAATTCCTTAAAAACTTCAAATCCAAGAAGGTTTCTAGGGTATTACTCAACAAGTTTATTTCGAAAGTTGCGTAAGTTGTTGAAATATAATACTTTTAATTTAAAGAAAAAGGTTGACAAATCGCTAAAAGTATGATAGGATATAAGAATAATTAAAAATAAAAAAATAGTGAGGACTATATTATGACTAACTTGAATAACGAAAAGATTAAATTTATCGAACTTGCTTACGATGAGTACGGTTCATTAGAGATTACTACTCAACAAATCAAAGACCTTGAAAGAAATTTCAATGTTGACGGTAGTTGGGTATCACACTGGAGATATAAGGATCAAGTGGCTAGAAAAGGTAGAGGTAAATATGTTTTACCAAATATCATAAACCCAAGTAAAAACATTAAACAGAATGTTTCTACACCTAAACCACAAGAACCTGCGAAGGGTCGTATCGCTGTTGCCGAGAGTATAAAAGAAAATTTGGTACCTTCAAAAGAGGAGACTTTTGTACCCTTTGGCAACTTTAGAGATATAAAGAATATCATCAAGTCTAAGATATTCTACCCAACATTCATTACTGGGTTATCTGGTAATGGTAAAACTTTGGGTGTTATCCAGAGTGCCGCAGAGTTAAAAAGAGAACTCATAAGAGTTAACATAACAATCGAAACTGACGAGGACGATTTACTTGGTGGTTTTAGATTACAAGACGGTCAAACAGTTTGGCACGATGGGCCAGTAGTTGACGCTATGAAGCGTGGCGCTGTTCTATTATTAGATGAGATTGATTTGGCGTCTAATAAGATTATGTGTTTACAACCAATACTAGAGGGTAACGGTGTCTTCCTTAAGAAGACTGGTACCTTCATAGAACCTAAGGAAGGGTTCAACGTTATCGCAACTGCCAATACTAAGGGTAAGGGTTCTGATGACGGTAGATTTATTGGTACTAACGTAATGAACGAGGCATTCTTAGAAAGATTCCCTGTGACTTTCGAACAAGAATATCCTAACGCTAAGACTGAACAAAAGATTTTAGATAACGTTATGTCCGCATACAACTTAAAAGATACTGACTTCACAGGTAATCTTGTTAAGTGGGCAGATGTTATTAGAAGAACTTTCTTCGATGGTGGGGTAGATGAAGTTATCGCTACGAGAAGATTGGTTCATATAATTAATGCCTTCGCAATCTTTGGTAATAAACTAAAGGCTGTTGAGGTATGTGTTAATCGTTTTGACGATGACACTAAAAAGAGTTTCCTTGATTTATACACTAAAGTGGACGCAGGCGTTACACTCGATGAGTTAAACCAAGGAACTTCCAATGATGGTGAGGAACTTATCTCCGAAGATGAGTAAACCCATTTTTCATAATGTAGACCTCAGGGTGGTGTGTCAAGGCACCACCCATTTTTTTGTAAAGGTGGTGATTTAATGTTAGAGGTAAAAGTTAGAAATAACAATGTTGAAAAAGCGATAAGACAACTAAAGAAAAAAGTTATGAAGGAAGGCATTCTCAAAGAGGTAAAGATGAGACAATACTACGAGAAGCCAACACTAAAGAGACAACGCAAGGAGAAAGAGAACCTCAAGCGTATTAACAAATTAAAGAGACAAAACGAGAAGTTTCTTTAATAACCCTAAAGGAGAATATCATGGGAAGACGTAGAATGACGAATGAAGAAAAACTATTAAGTGCCTTGAACAGAGGCGATAGACTTTTCTGGAACGAAGTAAGAACCAAGTTTGGTATTACATCACCTGCGACTGCTGTTAATAACCTAAGAGCAGAAGGTAACTGTATATACAGAAACAAGGTAAAGGCGGGTACTTACTATAAAGTAGGGAAACCATCAAAAGCAATCATCGCGGCAGGGTTCGCGGCATTGGAAAACGCTGCTCAAGCATAAATAGTAACACAGGCAATTCATAAGTCCTGGTGTTAGTTGCCTCTCGTAAAGCGCAACTTTAAGTCTTTTTAGGGTTTAGACTTGAAAAAAACAAAACCCTAACTATATAAATAATAGTGTACGCCATAATGGGTACATTATATTAACTTGCTAAACAGGAGTAACACTATGAATAGCACAAGAAATTTATCAATATGGAGTGATTTGAGACCTTACAGTATAGGTTTCGATGATATCTTCCGTCACTTTGATTTACATTTAGATAGTAAATCAACAACTTTTCCACCATATAATATCGTTAAAGGCAAAGACGAACTAAACTGGACGATTGAACTGGCACTTGCCGGGTACAATAAGAAGGATATAGATGTCCACTACGCTGATAACCAATTGACTATAAAATCAATACATAAAGACGAAGGTGAAGATGAGACGATACACAGAGGTATCGCCAAGAGACATTTCACCAGAACCTTTACAGTAGCAGATGATGTTGAAGTGAAGGGTGCGGAGATGGTAGACGGTATGTTGAAGATTGCTTTAGAGAAGATTGTCCCAGAGGGCAAGAAACCTAGAACAATCGACATATCATAAATTTTTTGGGCGGGGTTCGTCCCCGCCTTATTGACGGAGTATATTATGTTTAGTTATCTTGGTGGCAAGAAGTTTCAGGCGAAATGGATCGCTGACCACTTCCCAGAGTTTGACAATTATATAGAACCATTTGGTGGTGCCATGTGGGTCTACTTTCAATCGAGTGTGAATGGTCAATTAAATATCTACAACGATTATAACAAGTATCTGGTGAACGTATTCGAGTGTGCTACCAGACAACCCGAGACACTATTAAAAGAACTGAACAAACTAGAGGTTCAGAATAGACAACTATTTGAAACGATACAGAAAGATATGTTACCACTAGATGGTAACTTCAAGTCACCAGATTGTGAGGTGGCTGCCAAGTATCTCTATGTTGAGTTACAGACATTCTCTGGTCTCACATGGGATAAGGCGAAGTATGTTGACCTGAAGGGCAAGTATAAGTCCAAGTATAATCACTTCATCGACAAACTGAACAATCAAAAGTATAGGAGAAAACTAAACGACCTAGACGCCTACAACATGAACTGGCGTGAGTGTATAGAGTGGTTTGATGGTAGAAAATCTTTCTTCTATATCGACCCACCATACTACAACATGGAGTTTTACTACACACAGAATTTTGATAACGACCAACACAGGGAACTGGCAGATGTGTTGAGAACAATCAAGGGTAAGTTTGCCCTATCGTATTATGACTTCGAGGCATTGAAGAGGTGGTACCCAAAAGATAGATTTAGGTGGGTCACCAAATCATTCAACAGGCAGAATAGTAGTAAGAAGAAGAATACCGCAAAGGGTGATGAGATACTCATTATGAATTACTAAATAGTAGCATGTTAAAATTTTCTGAACATAGAGACCTGAACGAGGGACTATTTGACGGATTCGTTAATTTTATCCGTAAGGCATATAATGGTATCGTCAATGGATTTAAAAAGGCATTTTCAGCATTGACAAATGTTAAGATGGGTAGTATAAAGAGAGTGAAAGTGGGATCTATGATAAAAGAAGAAGAGGTGAAACAAGACAGTAAATCCAGACTGGGTTACTATTCTGAGTATGTTTGTGGTCAGGCACTGGCAGAACTGATTGAGAGTAAAGGGTTAAATCTACCTGGCACACAATCGAGTAAAGTATTCGCAAAGGCCAAGAAGGCATTCCACGACAACAAACTGAAAACATTGACCAACTATAAATCACTTGCGAGTGAGATACAGAGGATGGAAGATGGTGGTAAGGCGATGGCCGAGAGTATATTCTCAGATATGTTGGCAGAGACCGCAGACCTGAAGATTACAAACTTCGATATACAACTGACTGGTGATAGTCTAAAGGGTGAGAGTAAGGCAGACATAGTTTTATCTGCTCGTAAGAAAGACAAGGGTGCGGTCGTTAAAGAGATTGCCGCAAGTCTAAAGGCATACAAATCATCTAGTATCAACCTGGCGAACTCAACACTACTATCCCTATTCGCAAGTCTAACGAAGGATAAGAACTTCACATCTAAGGCACTAGAGAAGGCACAAAAGGTCATCTATGATACGATGTTGAAAGCCGCGAGTAAAGACCTAGGTAAATCAAAAGCGATTGCGTTATTAACAAATAAAATTAGAAACGATAAAGAGAAAAAGTTATTTAAGAAGTATAAAGATATAGGTCGCAAGGCAAGTAAAGAGACACAGACAAACACGGCAAGTATAATCGTAAAAGAATTTAACGCTGTATATAAGAAGAACAAATCAAAGATAAACGAGAATTTATTAGAACTCATTGGCATGGACGGTAGTGACGATTTCTATGCCAGTATTGGTGAGGGTAAGAAGATGAGAGTATTGTCCTCTAGGCAATCACCAGAACTTCAAAAGTTTCTACAAGAGGTACGTAGTAAATTTTTGACTATCGTTATGACACCTAAACCAGGTAAGGCAGGACGTGCCAGTGTTACCGTTGACTTGATGATTGGCAAGACGATGTTGTCCTCATCTAGTATCACAATGACAGATACAGGTATTGGATCAGGTGCGATGACGAAATCGACAGGTCAAATCAAAACTAACTTTTGGTTTAACTTTAATAATTTTTAGGCTTGACTTTTACGGTCAAGTGTGATATAATGTTGTTATGTATAAATTTAAAGAGAATATTATTATTGATGATGTGAGGAAATACATAGACGAAACCTATTCGTCTCACTACTCATCTACGAAGAAACAAGCAACTGAAATCATCATCGACCAAGGTCATGGTGAAGGATTTTGTATGGGTAATATATTAAAGTATGCCCAACGTTATGGCAAGAAAGATGGCAAGAATAAGGCAGACCTTATGAAAGTTATCCACTATGCCATAATACAGTTATCCCAAGACCACTATAAGAACGAGAAGAATTTATTTGATACTCTCAAAGAAGATTTGATTGAACATGATATTGGTAAGTGGGACGACAATCAACCACTTCGAAGCCCGATGGCAGAGAAGTTAAACAACCCTAATGACTAGGAGATTATATAATGAAAATAAGTGACACTACAAAAGAGATACTTAAAAACTTTAGTGAAATCAATCCTAACTTGATGATTACACCAGGTAAGACGATTAAGACTATCTCAACAATGAAGAATATCCTGGCGACAGCAGAGGTCGAAGAAGACTTCCCACAAGATATCGCCATCTACGACCTATCTGAATTTCTAGGCATGATGTCTCTATTCAGTAAACCATCTTTTGGTTTTGACGAGAAGTCTATGACCATTAGTGAAGAAGGTACCTCAACTAAATCAAAGTATTTCTTTGCGGACTCTTCCATACTTACAACTCCACAGAAAGATGTAAAAATGCCTGACACAGAGGTAGAGTTTACACTTACTGAGGCAGACTTGGTGAAAGTAAAGAAGGCTGCGGCGATGTTACAACTACCAGATATTTCTGTTAAATCTCAAGGCACAGATATTATGATGTCCGCAGTAGATAAGAAGAACGAGACAGCGAACACCTATGGTGTTAAAGTTGGTGAGACGGATAAGACATTCGACTTTCACTTTAAGACTGAACATCTAAAGATGTTACCAGGTGATTACAATGTTGCCATATCTTCCAAACTTATTTCTAATTTCAAACATAAGAACAAGTCACTTCAATATTGGGTGGCATTGGAAAATACAAGTAAGTATGGTGGGTAATTATGGAAAATACATTATGGGTAGAGGCGTATAGGCCATCTACGATTGACGAGTGTATCCTACCCGTTGAGATAAAGAAGACTTTCAAGTCTATACTCAAACAAGGTGAGATACCAAATTTATTATTATCTGGTACTGCTGGTACTGGTAAGACAACTGTTGCCAAGGCACTATGTAACGAACTAGGTTGTGACGTTATGGTCATTAATGGTAGTGACGAAGGTCGATCCATTGATATCGTAAGAAATCAAATCAAGGCATTTGCCTCAACCGTATCTCTAAATCAGAGTGATAAACCAAAAGTAGTTATCATCGATGAGGCAGATTACATGAACGCTGAGAGTGTTCAACCTGCGTTGAGAAACTTTATAGAGACGTTTAGTGGTAACTGTAGGTTCATCTTTACATGTAATTACAAGAACAAGATTATACCTGCCATCCATAGTAGATGTACAGTTATAAACTTTTCCATACAGAATAAAGATAAGGAACAACTGGCAGGTTTATTTCATAAGAGACTATGTACCATCTTAGAACAAGAGACCATAGACTTTGATCCCAAGGTTGTCGCTGAACTTATCATCAAACATTATCCAGACTTTAGACGAACGATAAACGAGTTACAGAGATATTCTGTATCTGGTAAGATAGATACTGGTATATTGGTGACGATATCTGAGGCGAACCTAGTTAATCTCAACAAGTCATTAAAAGATAGACACTTTGGTGATATGAGAAAGTGGGTGACAGATAACATCGACCAAGATCCCGCAGGTCTATTCAAAGAACTCTACCAAAACTTTTACACGGCCATGAAACCAGAGAGTATACCACCAATGGTCATACTACTGGCAGATTATCAATATAAGAATGCCTTCGTGGCAGACCCAGAGTTAAACATGGTGGCATGTCTAACTGAGATAATGTCTGAGTGTAAGTTTAAATGAGTGAGTATAAACTAGGCACCTATCTAACGGCAATCAATAGTAGTAAGGAGAAGTTACTAGATACTGACGATAAAGATTGGGAGAAGAAGTATCCTCCATTCATCATCAACAAGGGTCTATCATACTTTCCTGATACTGTCATCTTCGCCAACGAGATGAATAGACTACACCATGCGTCTAAACATGCCCAATATTCTTTTTTACTAAATACTATAAGAAGTAAGAAAAGATTTAGTAAGTGGTTGAAGGCGAGTAAGATAAAAGATATTGATATCGTAAAACAATATTACGGTTACTCTAACAAGAAGGCAGCAGAGGCTGTCCGTATTCTCACTAAGTCTCAGATTGACTATATTAAAGAGAGATTATATAAAGGTGGGAGAAAATGAGTGAAGTAATAGAATGGAAACCAGACCAGATGCTCGAAGTAACGATAAAAGAGCCTGATGATTTTCTAAAGATAAGAGAGACACTAACACGGATAGGTGTTGCGAGTAGGAAAGAACGTAAGATATATCAATCTTGCCACATACTACACAAACAGGGACGATATTTCATCGTCCATTTCAAAGAACTTTTTGCCCTAGATGGCAAGACGGCAAATATATTTGTCAATGATATAGAACGTAGGAATACGATTGGCAAGTTATTGAGTGATTGGGGACTGATTGAATTGGTAAATAAAGAAGACTTAAATTCAGCACCTCTATCACAGATTAAGGTATTACCATTCAAGGAGAAGAAGGAATGGATACTTGAACCTAAATATAACATTGGTAAGAAACCAAGTGAGGAGACCAAACCTAGTGAGACTGATACCTAACTTTCTAAACGAAGACATATTCAAACAGTTACAGGGATTACTACTATCACATGAGTTTCCCTATTACTATCTAGGTCACACTGGTAGTAAACATGATAAATCTGATTTTTATTTTGAGCATATGTTATATGATAATCAACAACAGACCAGTCCCTCTTTTCACAATCTACTCATGCCCATCATTGGACAGATGAACTACAACCTATTGATAAGGGCAAAGATTAATATGTACACCAAGAAGGACAAGGAGATATATACAGATATGCACGTGGACCATTTCATACCACACCAGGTCGCCCTGTTCGCATTTAATACGAATAATGGATTTACCGCATTCGAGGATGGTGAGAAGATACCATCAGTGGCAAATCAACTGGCGATATTTGATGGTAGTAGGAAACATTGTAGCGTGGCACAAACTGATGAAAATTTAAGGATCAATCTAAATATTAATATACAATGAAGGAGAAAATAGATGGAACAAAACCCACAGAATAGAATGAGACTTCTACAGGGACTTAAATCCCATGCCCAAGGACAGATAGATAAACATAAGGCCAATGTGGAAGTTTACCTAAGTAATACCATTGGTATAGGCGAACATTCTGATATTGTTGAAACGATAGAGAAAGAAGTGGACAAGATTGCCCACTACCAGGACCAACTAGATACTATTGAAAAACATTTTGAGAAATAGGTTGACTTTTAACGTCACCTGTGATATAATTATATAATGAGATTTTATACAAACGTTACGCCACATGGCGATACCCTACACATAAGAGGTTTCGAAGACGGTAAGAGGTTCTCTGACCGCATGAAATGGAAACCACGTCTATACTTCCCATACAAGGGCAAGTGTACCCATCAATCTTTAGATGGTAAGGGTCTATTACCACAAACCTATAATACGATACGAGAAGCCAGACAGGCGATTAAGAGATACGAAGAACACAAAGACTTTGTATTTGGTACGGATAGATTTCAGTATCAATATATCTCAGACTATTATCCTGGCACGATGGAATATGATAAAGACCTATTACGAATATACACGATTGATATTGAGGTAGAGAGTGAATATGGTTTTCCAAACGTAACTGATTGTGCGGAAAAGATGATTTGTATTACCGTCAAGGATCAAGTTAAGAAACAGATATTGGTCTGGGGTA